CATCGTCAGAAAGACCCCCAATTGATCCATGATCTAAGTTTGATTGATTCACATCAACTGAAGCTCCAACCCCAATTAACGCTCCGGTTCCTGTTCCACCAATAGTTATTTTGTTTGAGCCAGCAGTGAGATTACCTTTTATGACAGTTGGCTCGAATCCAGTATGCCCCGCCGATGCGTAATTGAGATTCAGAAGATCAGAATGTGATATCTTTCTGCTATCAATTCCATCATGATGATGCCCGCCCGTAGTATGACGAACCATATAATCGAGAGAAGTCGTAACAACGGAATTATCAATACCGACTTTCGCTTCAAGGTTATTTATGTGAGCAGCTATGATGTCAGTTCCCGAAGAACCATCAATGGCATTGGTTAATTCGTTTGGAAAAGGCATATTGACCTCTTAGAATCTTTTTAATTTTTCTTGTTGAAACTCAAACGATCCTGAAATATCTCTTCTCTCGATCTGACCATATTTATATCCAGTACCGAATTTAATGCCAGTTCCATATTTAATGCGTCTTATTTCTTCTTCTTCCGTGAAAGAATGCAATTTGTCCTGTTCGTAATCAAAATCGTTCATAAAATTTATAAAGATCCGTAATAGGGTTTAACTCGCTGCGGAGGAACCCTGAGCCAATTCATAGCGAGTTTGATTTTGTGCTTGTTTTCTTCAAAAATCCTCCGATGATCATCTGCTTTCTCTTTATCAAGGCATTCAGAATCTTGTTTCATATAGGCTTCTCTAAGAATCCCATCAATTAAATAAGAGTGAAAATCAGCCCTGATCTCAGGAGACTGAGTATCAACATCCCCTATCGTAAATGTCTGGACTGGAAGCCTCGAAACCGTAAGATACAGGGTTTTTTGAACCTTTTGGATGATTCCCCCCGTGGTTACGGTTTCATTTACCACGGTTTCACTTACAGTAGTCGAGTCAATACCAGGAAGAACAATGGTAAAAGTCTTAGGAATGGCCGTGGTTCCATTCAGCGTAGTGCCAGAAACAACGATATGGTCTCCAGCCACCAAATATGTAGAGAAATTGGCCCCTACCTGTCCAATGGTCTTAGAAGAAGCCACAAAGGTAAAGGCTCCAGAGAAATACCCCGTAGTCTCGGGATCCGGATATCTCACGATTCTGAGGAATCCCTGCCCATAATCGGGTATGATACAGGAAATCTCCCCCATCTGAGTTCTCCAATAAGGAATATTTTCATCAACCCAAGCAATATCTTTTACATCGATAAGAGTCTCCGTGGGGTTCCCTGTGGTAGGATCATAGAAAATCGCATGGACGGGATTATGAATTTCAAGGATTCTTGAATCCATGGCATAGGTATGTTGCCCAGAAAGGATGGGAATTTGCGTGATGGCAGTAACGCTTACTTCTTGGATAACCCCTGTCTCTCGGCAGAGTTCAGGGTAAGTCCGATTCAAATGACGAAGGAGTTCTTCATCACTCCAGAGATAAGGTATTTTAATATCATGGAGATAGTCATTTCTGGTTGCCCAGAGAATCTCTGAAACAAGCATGGAACCTCCTACATTGCTGCCGTTCTACCAGATTCTACCCACAACGTTCCGTCTTTACATACAAAATTGACTACAAAAACTTTTCCGCTTGCCGTTCCCGTTGACAGCGTGCCAGCTACTTTGAAATTGGTTCCGAATGTCAGAGTATAGGCCGTCGTTCCAGAGGTAGTAATAATGATGCTTACCCTTTGCCCGGCGATTCCCCCACTGGCATTGAAGGTGCAGGCTCCAGTTGGAGTAACAGTGAACACACTAACGGTTCCCATGTTCAGAGTCATGGTCCCCGTTGTTGCAGGAGTCGCACTCGCCCCCAGTAATGCTCTATGAGCTACCTGTTCACCTTGGACAGTCATTCCTACACCGCCACGTCATCGTAAGAAACTGCAAATTTCCCAGCCGAATCTCTTTGGACAGCCACAACCTTGAATTGCCCTGAAGTCGGAGAAGTCTTGACATAACCTCTTGCTGTGTCAGCCATAGCATCCAAGTTAGCCTTGGCCTGCCCCGCTACAACTTGGGCATTGACAATTCCCGCCGCCGTCGCTAATTCGGAAGTGGTCAGCTTATTTCCATCCGTCTCGCCATTTAATTTAGATTTAATGGCTCCTGCCGCTATCTTAGCAGCATCAACTTCGAGAGCTGCGATTGGACGAGCCGCAGCCGCCACGCTTCCGGCCCTTGTGATTTGGGCTGAAGCAGAGTTGACTTTTCCCACAATCTGATCGTCTGTGTAGGATTGGGCATTAGGATCAAGAACCATTGTTTGAATTGCCATCTTACTCCTCCTTATGGTTCAGGATTTTCATCAAAATCAACTTTTAACTTCCCTGAATCAACATAGATATTTTTTACTTTATTCGCTCCGGAAGGTGGACAACTTGAAAGAATATCTTCAAGTTTAGATAAAATAGAGTCCAGCTTGATGGTATGTAAATCCAAGATTTCCCTTAATTCCGATGCCGCTACTCTTGCAGCCTCCGCCTTATCTGCCGCACCATATACATTTTTAAGCAAATAAGAAAAGGGATATCTTACTGGGAGAATACCCTGACCGTAACAAACTCTACAAATCTCACCATCTTTGAATCCCGTTTTACCACAATTCGAACAGTCACTATCATCTGGCATATAATCCTCACTAAAGGGCAGGAAGTAGAATTAACTTCCCGCCCAAGAGAGAGATTATGTTTCAATCGGCGTAGCACCACCAGCTTGTCCGTCTCTATTATTGACGAACGAATGACTTGCGGTCCCACCAGCCAATCCTTGACCTGTTCCGACTGCACATCTGTTACCAAGCGCACAAGCACCCGCAAGCACCTGGACGGCTACGGTAATCGTTCCACCACCAACTGCTCCAGCACCACCTGATTCAGAAATATCATTATCATTGGTCATTCCACCAGATGACTCATTGATAATCCCATAATCCATCACCATTCCGTTGTGGCAAGATATTTCGTTTTTGCACACATCAACAGGGCCTCCCAATCCTTTGTTAATTGCAGAATTGAGAACACCAGCAACCCAAGTAGTGAATTTATTGTGATGGATTCGGCCATAAGAGTTTGCATTGCCTTCAGCGCAATTGATGATGTCAATGTCCGATCCACCAACCATGTGGAAATAGTTATGATGGATATTGCATCTCCACACTGATCCAGGAACATAAACCGATGAATAACCGTCTTTATTGATAATCTGGAAACCTCTCAGTTCTCCATAGGCTTCCATTCGAACCGCAGGATAGGCTCCGGTTTGTGTTAATGCCGCAGCTCCCAATCCCCCAACTTCATATCCATCCCCATTAAGAGCTACTAAATGAAGTGAGGATTTCCCAGCACATGATAGTTGAGCGGTCAAGTTGTAGTTTCCCGTTCCAACGATGATATAATCGTTTCTGCCTCCTTTGGCAGCGGCTATTGCAGCAGCAATGCCCAATCCATTGCCAGCATCAGAATAAACTGATTTGGAGCCATCAGGATAAACAAATAGATGGCTATCCATAAAGCTCCTATAGAATGCTTTGGATGATTGAATGACCCAATAAATATTTCCTACATCAATAGCTCCGAATTGATAGAATAGATTTCGTACTATTTGATCATATTCGACTCTCCAAGCCATAATAAACCTCCTTTTTTATTCACGTCGGCTTCGCTTGCTCCGCTCGTTACTTAGGAGGGGGACTCGATTAAAAGTCCCCCTCATCAAAATTGTTTATGTCCATGCTGTTGGCTCTGCTTGCGGGACATCTGCGAAGTGACAGAATAAGAACAAATCGAAAATGCCCGTCAGAAGAGCCGTTGCTGTTCCACCAAACGTCAATCGGAGCTTTTTCACTGCCGAATACACCTTTGTGGCCGCTCCGAAGGTATCCCCAACAACTGTCCCGGTATATCCTGCTGTTTTGAGATCTGTGGCCGCCGCAATATAGCCACTCTCGTTATCCTCATCCCCGACTCCCATCGTGGCTGACCCACCAGCAGCCGTTGTCGTTGCCGCTGTTACAACCCGAAGAAGAGCACCCGTGATCTGACATCCAATGGGAATGTTCCAGATATCCAATTTGTCTGGGGTGGATGGATTAATCGCTGCGCCGAGTGAGGCCAAAACAGTTTCGACATTGATATGAAAATGAACAACACCAAATCTTCCCTGGCCTTCAGGGTATTTAACTCCACCCTGTGCCCACTGTGGAAATGCTACTCCGCTGTGAGTTGTCATGCTTACTTACCTCCTTTTTTCAAGAATCAATCCTCTTGACCTTCACTATCAGGTCAAAAGAGGAGCTGCGTAAACAAATCCGATTGCTGATGGTTTGATCACCTTTCGCCCGAAGACATGGAGGGATTTGATGAACTTCCCAAAGGTCGTCTCGGGGTTATCGATATAGTTCGTTTCTGTAAACTGGCTTGCGAAGGTCAGGCCGTATTTATGTCCGAAGAGAGGATAGAAACAGAGTTGCCCTGTCGTAGAGTCGGTTGCCTTCGGAAGTAAATTGCTTGCGTAGAGAGTGAAGTTCAGGAGCCTTCCGAGACGACCGCTTCTGAGGGCCGAAGTCCCATCTCCCATCATGGAAGCGTCTTTGATGTCGGATGTCTTTAAGAGCATCGCCATGATTCTTGGCATGACAAAGAACCAATCCTCATCATCCGGGACATTCTGCTCTCCGAGAACCGCTTCACACATTGCCAGGAGCTTAATCATGTTTGCAGTTGTCGCCTGAAATGGAGCCCCAGCAACGCCGAGGTTATAAAGACCGCTGATCTTACCGGCAGTCGCACCGTAGTTATACGAATCGCAGAGACTCACGCTGTATGGGGATGTGCCTACGAAATAGGCAAGAACATCAGTATCGATCTTGATCTTCTCATTTTTAGTGGCCCCATCTGCCCACTGGCTCATGAGGCTGATATCGGACTGATACTTATCGATGGAGTCGATACCAAAGTAGAAGTGAGTGTTCTGATCGATATCCAACTCGACGGCTGGGGACTCGATCCTGTCCGGGGGCTTGAGAGTGCCACCCTTTTGATACTCGTTCAGGTAAACCGGCACATCGCCTTCGGTTCTGATTTCAACCTTGGATCCCATGCCCTTAATCTCGCCCTCATAATTCGTGTTACTTATATGTGTTAAAACGGTAGCTGGATACCACCGTTTAACAAGCATCTTCGACCACATGACCGGGATAAACTTACTTGTCCCAGTTGGACCATAATCGGGCATACCTGCTACACGTCCGAATGATGTTGCCATAGTTAGTTACCTCCTTGTTTGGTTAGCCGCTATTGATGATTCGTATCAATGCGGCCTCACGTTTATCGTATTCTTTTTCTCTCCCTTCCCATCGACCCTTGCCAAATTCATTCCCTATCTTATCGTACTCGAGTGTAGCTTCTTCTTTGGTCATCTTTCCATATTCGGGGAATGGGCTTTGGGCCGGAGGATTAGGATTGGACGGACCGCTCGGTTTAGGAGCGGCTATTCTGTTTTTAACTTTTGGATTGTTAGGATCGATCTCTGATTTTTCTACCGGAGGACTTTCATTTTCTTTTTTGAATGCGTTCAGATAATTTATATAGGTCCTTGAATCCCGTTTGTTCCACGCATTGATGAAAAAATCCCCCCGTGTAAATCCCGACAATCCTTCCGGTTGAGACAAAAACTCTTGAAATTTAGGATTATTTGCAATCTGGTTATAATCTTTATGGGCGGCATTGACTGCATCCCAAAATATTTCATCTCTGTTTTTTACAATCGTTGTAGAAAATTCTCCCCACAGCTTCGCGTTCTCTTCCTCAAATGCCTTTCTTTCGGCCTCCAAAGTTTCCTCCATAGCCCCAGTAAGGTTTTCAAATACTTCAGGAGCCAATTCTGATTTTAGGGCTTGCATTTTTGGATTTTCCCGCAAAGAAAACTTTTTAGGCTTTCCATCTTCGGGTTTAGATTTTTTAAGTCCTTCGACTTCTTGCTGAAGGTTTTGAATGGTCTGGTAAAGAAAAGCATTCTGGCGACGGAATTCCCCAGTCTCCGTATTGTACTTCCCTTCCAGAGTTTTATACCTCTGCTCGGATTTCTCCAGATCCGCCTTTGAAACCATCTCGGGAGGTTTCTCGGCAGGAGTTTCTACTGGGAGTTCTATCGGCTCTTCGACAGGAGATTCAATCGGCTCTTCAACCGGTGCACCTTCAATTGGAGGCTGACTTTCCCTTGCCTTTTTTTGAGCCTCAAACATCTTTTCCAGTTCCTTATTGCTTTCCTCTACGCTTTTTGGATAATTGGTATATTTATCTTCCATTCCCATAACTACCTCCTTAGCCGCCGACTGTTACGGTCTGGCCTTCTTTTATATTCTCACCCGCCGACTTTACGGTCTGGTTTGAGTGCCTTCTTATCCCAAAAAGAAAAGCCCAACTGCCTGTAGCTACAGTCGGGCTTTCTTATATTTGGGAACCTCATGGCCGATGAGGTTATGTTTCCCCTATGTTTTAATCAAAGTGCTAACTTCTCTTAGGTTTCCTCAATTCTAATAATTTCAGGCGATCTCTCGCCTCGTCAATCATGTCCATAAGTTGAATTAATTGGCTGAACATCCCGTGAGCAAAGACAGCCTCCCCGGGTCCCCACAATTCGCTCAGGCTCGGTCTAAACCATTTCTTTCGAAGGGTTTCCCAATGAGAATTGCCTTCAAGACTTATGATGGCTTTCAATATCTCTTCATCAGGTTGAATCATTGTTTGCCTTATGCTGTCAATATTTGGCTCTTATAAAGAAAACCCTCAACCCATCCAGTTACCAAATTATCATCTGCGGTTCCCTTCGCTTGTAACCGCAACACTTTCCCTTCTGGAATGGGGATGGGAGCGAGCAAATCAATAGCCGCTTCGGAACCATAAACGGCTTCGTAATAATGTTCTGAATTGGTTGTAACGAGTGTTCCCGCTATCCTGTTCCAATTCTCGATAAGCAACCTCGTATAAGAAAGGGAAATACCGCTTCCGGAAATATATGAAGAGAATTTCCTTCCAGTTACATCGAAGATATATCCTTTTGGGACTTTATAGATACCGAGAAAGGCTTGAGATTCTCCGGGTCCGATTTGGCCAATAGTCAACGTCTCGGCAGCATTCTTTATAAGAATCGTACCTGCGGCACATTTCCCTGTGCCTGAATCCACCACATAGGCTCCATTGAGAAAGGCTATGTTGGTGGCCACTGAAATGACGGCAGCCGCACCATTCATGGCGATCGTTTCTGATTGAAGATATCCATCAGCATCAATGTAAAAGATCTTAACACTATGGGCTCCCGTTCCAGGAACTCCGGCTCCCTTGTCCGGGTCATCCTCCGCGCTATTAGAGACGAGGTGGATATGTTCACCAGAAGAACTTAGAGCATTGTAAGTGCCTCCAACACTGGTCAGATCTTCCCAAGCCGATGAATCTACATCGGCGTTGTATCCTTGAATAAGAAGATGGCTGTAAACATTGATATCGTTAAGATACCTCATCAAATACTCGGTTGGAACTTTCATATTATCCTCCTTGCCCCTTTGGAAGCATGTATTCTGTGCCCTGCGTTGGATTTCCTGCTTGATCTAATCTTTGTTCACCTTCAAGAGGAACCATTCCTTTTTGCGGGATAGGGATAGCCTCTGTCATGTCTTTGTCTGGAACAGCCTCATCTGGATCGAGGGCCATGAGTCTGGCTGTTTCCTTCAGATAATATCTTCTTCCTCCCTCACCCATGATCCGTGCATCTATTGGGTTGGCCGTGGTTCTTCCCCATTCAGTCAATCTCAAAATCTGTTGTTGCTCACGAAGGACTATCTTCGCTCCTTCAGCTTTGATTTTTATGTCCCCAATATATTCGAGGGCATCATCAAGGTCATAATTGGCCCAATACTGAGCCGTAATAGATGGTTCGATGATATTCTCGTCTAATTCACCCATGATGTCTTCTATTGAAACGCTTTGTTGTCCCATAAGTATTGTGAGGCCACCAAGGGTATTCCCTGCACCCGTTACATTTGGATCCCCATGGGCAAATCCCGGAACAGAACGAGAGTCAGCTTGTTTTTCCCAATCTTTATAAACAGACATTAATTCTTGGGCGTGCATATTGGCTTGATAGAATTCGATCAATTTCTGCTCTGTAGTGGCAAAGAGCTTTCTTGTCATAGGAATGATCATCCAAGGAGATATTTGAGCGGGAAAATTCATACCAGGAGGAAGGCTATTATAATCGTAAGAAACGATGGGTCCCGAAGAAATTCCTACGTTATTCTGCACAGCTCTCGCTGTTTGAGCACACATCTGTTGTGCATCTTTGATCGTCTCGGGTTGCCCTCTTCCCCAGAAGCTTCCTTTTTCTCCAACATAGGATGATTTGTAATAGGGTTTTAGACCAAGAGGATCATCATTGATCGAAACTTTTATAACCCATCTATCAATGAGCCATGCCGTGATGTTATAATCGAAATCACGATCAATATCGTGATCGAGGATTCTCTCGACTTGTTTTTCTTTATTATCCTTTATTGGTATTCCTTGCCACTGAAGAAGAAATCTCCCCGGGACAGCATCATGATATTCAAGGCAATCAATCGTATCCCAATCATAGAATTGAGATACTTCTGCTCCTTGCGCCTCTTCTCTCTGAATTTCTCTTGTCTCCCAAGACCATTCATGAAGGCCCTTGGTATAAAAGTTAGCCAAAATTTCTCTTATGGCTACCTCATCAAAGCCTTCAAGACCGATCATCCCTTGAATATCTTGCCTTGTGTACCTGAGCTTTTCTATGAGGCCACCCTTATTGATGTCAATAACCCCGGGAAGAGGATAAATATCGAATGGTGAAGGTGCTTCCCATTCGGGAATAACTTCTTCTTTTTTGCCAACAACAGCCTTACCATTTGCTCCAGCCTTAATAGTTCTAACCGTCTTTTTTCTATAGATAGGTCCCTTAAGAAAACAAGCCTTCAACTTGATCAGGTCTTCTACACAATCATTGAGGGCCTTATAATAGCCTCCCTCTGTAAGCTGATCGTTGATCTTGTCTTCCATTCTCTGTGCTTTTTCTTTGGCTATTTTCTTTTGGAGGGCAATGAATTTCTGTTTGAATTTTGGAATCATATGAATGATTTGTTTCTGAACTTCTTGCGGATTTCCACCAGCCTCAGCAGTCTGAGCTATCTGAGAGATCCAATTCTGGGCCTCGGTCATAAAGATAGTCTCGGCCATTTTTTCAAGTTCTGGTGTCAAGGTAGGAAGAGGAGTAGGTTCGATTCCCCATGGCTTTTCCTTTAGAACCCTTCGTATAATCCCGATTGTAGTACGACATTTAACATCGGTAATGAGAGGATAGATTTCTGAACCTAATTCCCTAATAGCAGCGAGCTTATCTGGCTCGTATTCTCCGTGGATTTGATTTAGGTTCTCGACCATCTGCTGATGGAATTTTTGTTTTTCCCATGTTGCCTTTTCCCAGGCAGCCCTGATGTGAGCGGCAAGATCAGATTCAAAGGTAGGGGAAGCTTGAGATATCTGAGCAACTTCTTTTTTATGAGTAGCTTCCTCGGCCTCTTTCGCCTGAATCTGTGTGTTGGTTTGCGTCGGGATAAGTACCATTTTTACCTCTCCCAAAAGAAATAGCCCCTACCCCTTGCGCAAGGTAAGGGCTATCTGGATACTAAGACCATCATCCGGCATGATGGTTATTGCTTACAAGAGTTTTATTACTTTCCCTTTTTTAGAATTATAAGAAAACTCTTCACAGTAATAATTTTCTTCAATATAGACATCAGAAATCTCTTGATTCTGATCGGCATCTGAAAAATATATTACTGGTAAATTCAGATCAAGTGGAGATAACTTTATCAAGCCGTTCCTTCAGTTCCCTTCCATTCACGTCCACGCCTCTTTCGGTATAGTCTTCGAAGTCGTTCCCGAAGAAGTTCTATTCACCAGAGACACTTCAAATCCCCCCAAAACGTACCTTAAAGCATTCATAGCATTGAATCTCAATTCCGGCTCTCCATCCAACTCCTGATTCTTAAAATTCCTTAGTTGCTCATAAATAATAAAAGATTTAGGAATTGTCAAGCCTTTTTTATCCGGATGAATCCATTTATTGATGAGTTCGAAACCATGAATGAAGCTCTGACAGAAAGGTGCTGGCTCAATAATGATAGGTTGAGTTGGTCTTTTTTTGGTTCTGAAATCATCCAGATTGATTACGAAGGATCGGTATTTTGGTGAGGCATCAACGAAGATCTCGGTAGCTCCGAATATTCCCATTTCGTTAAACATGCTCTCAAAAAGGCCATCCAATGTCAAGGAAATTCCTTCAGTGAGCACCATGAGAGGCCATTCTCCGGTAATTAACTTAGGCTGATGCTGGCCTATTAAACAGAAATATCCCCGTGCTTCGTTGCTGATCGGCCATGCCAATCCGCATCGGATACCGAAGAAGTATTTCTTCTCGATCTTGGTGGGAGTGACGATCTCTACAATCGTTAATCCATCTTGCGTTCGGCCTTTGGGGACGATTTGATCTACCATTAATCCGCTCCCAATTTGAAGAAGTTTTCAGGCTTTATTATCTTCATTTCATACAAAATTTGATTGACAATTCTCACATTATCAAATCTTCCTATTTGCCCACTTTTAAGAGCATGGCCTAAATTATCATAGGATAGACGAGAAGTTTCAGAAAGTTCTTTGATATACTTTTTCAGCTTTTTCCTGATTTTGCTACTATGCTTATATTTGGATTGAAGTTCTACAACTCTTAAAGCGGTAAACTTGATGATCTCTTCTGGAGAATAGCCCTGAAAATGGCGAAGAATATCATCATCGATTTGCCTTGCAAAAACTTCGGCTATTTTTTTAGACCACAATTCAGGGATTACTAAATAAGAGTCTTGTTTCATTGCATCCATGGAAACGCCAAATCCAGAGTATATTGCCGAGCCATTACCTCGTAGTTTTGCGCGTGCCTAAAGTGATCCTCACCGAGCTTGACATAGACATACCGCTTAGAACCGCTATCTT